GGACGATTTCCCAGATGTCTCTTGGGGACCAGGTCGAGGCATTGAACGCTATCCGCTCAGCGCTGCACAACGTCGGACCGTTCAGCAGCGAGCCAGTGGACCTAGTGCAGTGGGTTCCGGCGCAGACGGTGACGGCGAATGACTACAACCCCAACTCCGTCGCGCCACCAGAAATGGAATTGCTCCGCGTCTCGATCAATGCGGACGGTTACACGCAGCCAGTTGTCGGGAACAAAACTGACGATGGATACGAAGTGGTGGACGGCTTCCATCGAACTCGCGTCGCTAAGGAAATGCCGGACATCGCTGCTAGGGTGAAAGGGTATCTCCCGATTGTCCAAATCCGCCCGGAGCAAATCGGTAGAAGCGAGCGGATAGCTTCCACGATCAGGCACAACCGCGCTCGCGGCAAACACAAGGTCGAGGCGATGAGTGACATCGTCATCGAGCTAAAACGGCGCAATTGGACGGACGCCAAGATCGCCAAGGAACTTGGCATGGATCAGGATGAAATTCTGCGACTCTGCCAGATTTCCGGTCTTGCCGACATCTTTAGGGATCAGGCGTTCAGTCAAGCGTGGGAGCCGGAAGGTGCAATCTCTGTTGAGGACTTCGTTGGCATCAGCGGAATTGCTAGCGACTACGTTGGGACCGACGTCGAGGTCAGGACGTCCAACACCGACGACGAAAGCCGCATCTTCCACACGTTCGATACCTGGGAATGCTACAAGGCAGGATTTTATTCGACAACGCCACCACGGGGGATGCGGCCGATGCAGTGTCAAGAGACTTGTAAGGAATTCCTGGCGGACTTGGATAGGTTCGAAGCGGCCTTGGCTGGCGTCATTCGATACTGGGAGAAGTCCTGCGAGCACTACCTGACAAACGTGAAAATGAACCGAATAGCGTGGCTTGGTCAGGCGGCGCTTTGCTACGAAACCGGCATATCGTCAGAGTTCAGGGGTGGGTATTTCCTCCTCACCGAGGACCAGCAGCGTGCCGCGAACGAGATGGCGCTTAAGTACCTGAACCGCTGGATGGAGGCGAACGGTCGTCCTGAGGTGACGATGGAGGACGCCACGACCGACCTTCAGGCGGAGGTCTATTGAGTGGGCAAGAAACGGTACATCGCAGCCGACGTTCTTACTGCTGCCCGAACGCGGATTGCCAAGACCTTCGATGAGGTCGACCGGGCGTATATCGCCTTTTCGGGCGGCAAGGATAGCAGCGTCCTCTTCCATCTCGTGATGGAGGAGGCGGTCCGGCGGGACCGCAAGGTCGGGGTGATGTTTATCGACATGGAGGCGCAGTACTCCGACACGATCAAGCACGCGAAGGAAATGTTCCACCGCTACCGGGACCACATAGAGCCGCATTGGATTTGCGTTCCGATGCGTCTGAGGAACGCGGTTACGAACTATGAGCCGCAGTGGATAGCATGGGACGATGCTCGGGAGGCGGACTGGATCCGGCCGAAGCCGCACGGCTGCAAGGGCGTTGACGATTACCCCTTTGCCTTCCCGGAGATGGAGTTCGAGGAGTTCATCGCGCTGTTCGGCCGGTGGTACGGACAAGGCCTGAAAACGGCAGGCTTCATCGGCATCCGGGCGCAGGAAAGCCTTCATAGATACTGCGCCATCGCGACCTGGGAGAAGCGCGACTTGATGCTAGAGGGGTGGAGGTGGACTACTAAGATTGTCGAGCGGGTTTACAACGTCTACCCAATCTACGATTGGTTGACGGAAGACATATGGCGCTTTGCGGCGGCCTATCCTGATCTCCCACACAACCAGATCTACGATAAGATGCAGATGGCTGGCGTCCCGCTGTCGGACCAGCGGCTATGCCAGCCCTTCGGGGATGATCAGCGCCGCGGCTTGTGGCTATATCACATTCTCGAACCTGAGACGTGGTTCAAGATGGTGGCTAGGGTCAACGGCTGCAACTCTGGATCGCTCTACATAAACGAAACCGGTTCGATCAATGGGTACAACAAGATCACAAAGCCGGATGGCCATACGTGGCAAAGCTTCTGCAACCTACTGCTCAGAACGATGCCGGCCAAGACCAGAGCGCATTACGAGATCAGGTTTAAGAAGTTCATCATCGGTTGGCACCGCCGCGGGTATTCGGTAATTCCCGACGAGGCTCCGCCGGAACTTGAGGCGAACCAGTGGGCGCCGTCGTGGCGGCGTATGTGCAAGGTGCTCCTGCGCAACGACTATTGGTGCAAGGGCCTAGGCCAGACACAGCCGAAGAGTGCGGCGTGGGCGAAGTTCAAGGAGATGAAGGCCGGGCAGAGGAAGCCTAAGGTTGCGGCCGGCGTGCAGCCAAGCCTCTTGGCCGCAGAATGACCCACAAATACGGCGCAAAGCGCACGCAATCCCGCGATGGGCACTGGCACCCGAGCGCTAGGCAAGCCGCCCGCTGGGAAGCCCTCTGCCTCCTCCAGCGGGCCGGCGTCATACACAACCTGCACCGCGAGGTGCCGGTGATCCTCCAGGGCAAGAACGGCCCCCTGCGCACACCCACGGGGCGCCCGATGATGTGGCGCGCTGATGCCGTCTATGACGAGAAGGGCGTGACGATCTACGAGGACAGTAAGGGCGTGATCACCCCCGCCTATGCGATGAAGCGGGCCGTTCTCGCGGCACAGGGCGTGAAGGTTCGCGAGACGTGAGCCGCTTCACCGACGAGGACGTGGTTGAGATGCGCGAGCGGTGGCGCCGCGGTGAAAGCGTCTACGCCATCGCCGTCCGCTTCGAAGCGAAATGGGACACCGCCGCCGGCTGCATCTTCGGCCGCTGGCACAAGAGCGCGCCTCTTCCGGTGACGGCCGACGAGCGCGCGACGCGGAGGGCAGCTTGAGCGAGTTCTACAAGATGATGCCGCTTCATTGGGACCGCGGCACCGACAACCTGACGCTTGAGCAGGAGGCCGCCTACCTCCGCATCTGTAATGCCATCTACGCTGCCGACCAGCCGATCTCCGAGAACCACCGGACCCTGGCGGGCATGTGGCGGTGCAACGAGCGCAAGGCAAAGCGGCTCCTAGCCGATCTTATCGAGGCCGGAAAGGTCTACGTCGAGGACGGCTGGATCAAGAATGATAAGGCGCTGAATGACGTTTCAATTCGTCTTGAATTGCGCGTCAAACGTCAATTGGCGGGACATTCAGGGGGAATTGAGAGCGGAAAGTCTCGCGCTAAGCACCTGAAAACAAACGATACGTGCGAAGCAAATGGTTCAACCAGAAGAGAAGTAGAAGAAGAAGAGAAGCAGAAAGAAGAAGAGACCCCTATCGGGGTCTTACGCAAACGCGCCGCTCGCAAGCCTGAGGTTCCCATCCCCGAAGACTGGTGCCCGTCCGACAGAAACGTCTCCGACGCCGAAGCGCTCTCGTTCTCTCAGCAGGAAATCAGCCATGAAGCAGATAAGTTCCGAGACCATCACCTCGCTCGCGGTTCGCTCCTCCGAGATTGGGACGCAGGTTGGCGAACCTGGCTCCGGAACGTCCGACGATTTGCAAATGGCCGCGTGGTTGTCACGCCGTTCCCCCGAGGAGGTGGACAAGGCCGCTCGCTCGCGAGCATCGCAGCACAACGTCGCGCTTCGGACCCGCACTGAGTGGCGCTACCCAATGGACCGGCCCTCGTATGAGGTTCTGGTCGCGTGCCAGGCTGACGGCACCGAGGATGACCGCACCGCGCTCGCGGTCGACTTGCGCCGGCTGCTGACGCCAGCGCCGATCCGGGAAATCGAGGGATGGCTGGCTGAGCTGTCGGTGATCGTCGCGCGTCGGCCGCAGGAGGAGGTGGACGAGGCGGTGCGTCTCACGGCTTATTCCAACCGCCTTGCGGCGTATCCGGCCGACGTTGCCCGCCACGCGCTCCTCGGGCTTCGGTGGAAGTTCTGGCCGACGTGGGACGAACTGGCCGAGGTGTGCGATGGCCTCGCCTCGACGCGCAAGGTGATGGTCGCCGCCGCGCTGCGCGCCCCCCGTGAGGCCGACGCTTACACCGAGCGCGAACCGGTGGATCGGGAGAAGGTCTACGCCATCGGCGAAAGCTATCTGTCGGAGAAGACCGCGGAGGACCGCAGGAACCGGAAGGCCGACGAGCGCAAGCCGCACTGGTCGGAGACGGCGCTGCCCGACGATCCCCGCTGGGCGATGTTGCGCAAGGCGCGAGCGGAGGCGACTGGGCGGTGATCCACTACCACGGCACCCCGATAACCCCGATGACGGCGCTCTATGAGCTCGCCGGCCGGCACTTCTGCGTGTCCTACGCAGCCCCGGGCGACGTGGCGCGCTGCCATCAGATCGGCCAGTCCGTGATGCTCGACAACGGCGCATTCAGCTTTTGGAAGTCCCGCCGCGCGACCGATTGGCATGGCTTCTACGCTTGGGCCGACCAGTGGCTCGATTACCCGACAACGTGGGCGATCGTCCCCGACGTTATCGAGGCCGGCGAGGAAGTGCAGGACGCGCTGATCCGCCAGTGGCCGCACGGCCGCAAGGGCTCCCCTGTCTGGCACATGCACGAGAGCCTCGGCCGCCTCCTGCGGCTGGTCGATGAGTGGCCGCGGGTCTGCGTCGGCTCCAGCAAGCAATTCGCCGTCGTGCTGTCGCCCGAGTGGCAG